GGAATTGATTTTGGAAAGTTCCATGAAACTGTCAGAGAATTCTTTTATCTTTCGGATGAAAATGATTTTCAGTATTTTAATTCTGATGACCCGGATGATGAAGGCCTGAAAAGATTTAAGGATTCTGACAGAGTATTTGCTGCAAAAATTAACTAAAAATAAATTAAAAAATGTAAAATTACACTTGAAAATATAATTAAGCCGTGCTATTCTAGTCATTGGAAGGGGCACGGCTTTTTGTTTTTTTAACTGAAAGCCACAAATTCGTTATAAGGAGCTTGTTTATGATTTTAAGGCAGTCGGAATTTGCGCGGATGTGTGGGGTGTCGGATATGGCTGTTTCTCTTGGAGTAAAAAGGGGAAAACTGGAAAAGAGTACCGACGGCAGGATTGACACGGAAAATTCTGTTAACAAAAGTTATTTAAAAAAGCATTTGAAAAAGTCTGTAATTAAATCAGAAAAAAAAGATATTGAGTTTGATATTTTTTCCGGGTTGGATTCGGGGTATGAACTTGGTGAAAAGGTATATACTCAGAAAGGGCGTGAAGCTGTAAAGGCCTGTAAGCAACTTATTAAGTACATTGAACTGCAGGAAAAAGCACTGGCTTTGAAGGCTGGAATCATTCATAAAGAGATTGACCCTTGTGCCGTTCACTTTCTTAAAAGCATTGCTGAGCGGATTGTGCTATGCCGCGATATTGACAATTCTTATACACATGATGGGCTGTTGATGTCTATGAATGAAGAGTATCGGCTTCCTTATTTACAAGCTCTTGGTCAGGCCCGGAAGAAAATGTTGCAAGATGAGAAAGTTCATCATCAGAAAAAAGTGGCAACTGATACGGACAAGAGCGGATGTTAAATGTTTTCAGTTTTTCTTTTGCGGCGCGACTGAATTTTGTCCAATCGTAAAGCGTATTTACTGCCGCCAGTTTTGCCAAAGTTGGCGATTCAAATGTTTCTGAAAGCTGATGAGGGTATAGGGCACGGATTACACGGCTGACGGCACACTGAAGCGAATAGGTGAATCTTCCGTCTTCCGTGACGTAGACAGTGAGATTAACCTCATCCTTTCCGTGTTTTTCGTTAATTCGTTCGACTTGCAGCATGATTCTTATTTATGACTTGGAAACAAGCCCGTGGCAGATGATTTTTCTTTCGGGGTGACCGTAGATAATTGGAAAATTCATTTCTTTTGTTGTTGGATCTTCATATAGAATTTCCTTTCTGTGGTCAGCGGCATATTGCAGCTCCATTCTTGCCCCCTTGCTTTGCTGCCAGTCTGAAAGCATATAGACCGCATCGCAAATATCTATCATGGCATAGCAGATGTGCATATAGTCTTCGTGACTTACCTCTTCATAAGCGGGAAGAACGCTGGGAATGAATACCTGGTGCCCCTTTGCTACGAGAGTTTTTTGAGCAGCTTCAAATTTTTTAATCACATCTTCGCGGTTGACTCCGCTGATTTTTCCGGCAATGTAGATTTTCATTTTTTTTGTTTCCTCCTTAATAGGCATTTTTTGGCAACGGTGAAATATCCCTATTTTTGAACGGCTGCCACAAACTGAAATTATGACAACTGCCATCATTAGGGCATTCAGTTTTGCTTCGACGACAATTAGAGCAATTTCGATTTTCAAGTTGCTTTTTCAGTTTTGCGTTTTCTTCTCGCAACTGTTTTTCAACCTTTTCACTCACAGCCATGGCAAACTTTCTAGCGTCATTGTCTGCTTTCAGTTCTGCATTTTCTTCTTCAAGTTCTTCAATATGTTCTAGTTCAACAACCGCTCTCCGCAGTATTTCTGTTATGTGTATGGCACGAGGTTCTAGTCTTGCGTGTATTTCTATATGGTTCTTTATTTTTAATATTTCGTCTTTAGTCATCTTTTAACTCCTAAATCTTCCAGTTTCTCCAGAAGAAAATTAATTTTTTCTTCATTGCATTTTAAGATTGTAATAACCTTGTCGGATTCCATGGCGTTTACTTTCTCCAGAACAACGATTGCAGATTCGTTCAAATTAGTTATATCATAGACTAATTTTCTCAGCTCACAAAAATCTATATTTTTCTTTTCAGTCATTTTCTCTCCTGTTGTTTGAAAATATAATTTTCCAATTCTTCTTCATCTAGGGGGAACTTCTCTTCTTGTGGAAGTTCATCATAAGTATTGCATGGACAAAATTCTGATTCTCTATCCATGCACATCAGGCAGTATTCTGCCTGATTTTCCGGGCACGGTAATCCGAATAGTTCTTTCATTTCTTTTCTCCTTTCCTTAATAAATATCAAAATCTGAGCCGTCGTCTTCATCGGAAGAAGTGGAATTATTCTGATTACTTACTGGCGGCTGATAATTTTCAAAGGGATTGTCCTTTGGTTCTGGGTATTGGTTTTGTTCCTGGAACATTTGCTGTTGCTCTGACGGCTCGTCGGAATTCAGGAACTCAAGTCCTTTTTCTGTGAATGAGATAAAGCGGAAGCCCCATTCTGGCATTTGCGAGCCGGGCCGTCTCTTCTGAACGTTTATTTGGCTTCCTTGCAGTTCGTGATGGTCTTTTTTCAGATAAAAAATAAAGCGGCGTTGATTGAGGGCTTCGGCTGAGCCGGACTGATAGCCCTTGAAGTTCAGATAACAATTGTAAAGGTCGGTTGAAAAGATAAAGGCTTTTGAGTCGTTAGGGGTAAACTTGATGCAGGCTTCATAGAATTCATCTGTGTCCTTACTTTGTGCTTCGATGTAAGAGCTCTTGGCGTTCTCACATTCCTGTGAGGTTGGAATATTGAGGTCGAATTTTTGTTTGAGCTCTATGTATTTTTCGGCCAGCAGCTTGATGATGCCTGGAGCTTCTGCAATTATCTTTTTTTCAAACTCGTTGGGGTTTGAAGGTACGCTTTTATAAAGCTGTTTGTATTTCGCGTCCTTAGAGCGTTTGGCGTGTTCTACGTTGAAGTGGAAGACAAGGAGACGGCGGATGATTCCGGAATCGTGCTTGTAGAATGATGGCAGCTCATTGCCGACTATGATGATTTGAGCGGTCGGCAGGAACTTGTGAAGGCCCTGGCGTAATTTTCGCGCGGAAATCATATCATTACCTGTGAGGCGTTTGAGCTGGTCGGAGTTGAGGCGGCCGTCTTCCGGCAGCTCCATTGTTACGGAGAACATTTTGCCTTCGAGCTCTGCAAGCTCTGGGGTAGGGCCGTTGTCATTGTCGAAGCTGCGCTTGTTGGCGATGAGGACTGAGGCCTTGAGGTTTGCAAAGCAGTTATTAGTGAAAATGCCTTCGAGAGATTTTAAAAGCGTTGATTTACCTGTACCACCAGGGCCGGTCATAAAGCAGGAATATGATTTAGAAATGTTCCTGGAAGGAATCAGAGACAGATAGTAGAGCAGGGTGTCTTTTGTTAAAGTTGGGTTTAGCTTGAGTGTTTCTTCATCCGGGGTGTCGAAGTCCATATCAAGAGCTTTGAGAAAGAATTCCGGGTTGACTGCGTTTCGGATCTCTTTGCAGGTATAAGGCAGGTAGGTGAGGCGGTATTCGTCCGGGGTTCCTTTCCTGAATTTTATTTTGTCGCCGGAAAAATCCATTACACCATCAGCCAGGGTGATTGTTTCTGCAATCTTTTGTGAATCGAATAAAACCGGGTCTTTGTTTTCGTCGTGATAAAATTGTGCTTCTTTATGGTTAAGGTCGAAAGCGAGGTGACGGCGGAATGGTGTAGTGCCGATTTTTTCAATTGCGTCTGTTACAAGTTTTTTATCTCTTGGGTACTTACGTAAGTAGCAGAGAAGGGCATTGAGAAGAATTGAATGAGATTCTGTTGCAATGCTTGGAATAAAGACCCATCGGTTTTCGATAAAGACATAGTTTGCTTCTTCTGTGTTGATATAGAGCAATCTGTTTTTGAGTGCTTCTGCGACTGTGTAGGAGCCAAAAGCGTGGTCGCAATAATGGAGAAAGGTCTGAAAGTTTTTTGTTTCAATCAGTTTTTCATAATCAACTGGGAAAACTGTTGGGATTGGAGAAATCATGTTCAGAATTTCTGCTGCAGGAATGAGAATTTCTTCCAGCTTGTCCAGGAGATACTTAGAGGCTCCGTGTTTAACTGCGATGTGATAAAGCGGGTGTGTACTAATCTTTTCAACATCTTTGAGGATGTCATTATTTTTTGCGCGGATTTCCTGAATGTCTTCTTCTGTGAGTTCGTTCTTTGTCCATTCTGCGAGTGCCTGCGGTGCTGTGGAATCTTTGCAGGATAAAAGTGCTGCTGCAATGAATCTGTCACGGTCTTCTGAAGAAAGGTCATCATAAGGAATCTTTTTAAGGAAAGAGCGGAAAAACTTTATTGGCAGCGGTTCCCATTCAGGAGAGAGGATGTCTTTTTTTGGTGTTGTGCTGCTTGAACTTTTTCTTTTTGTTCCTGACTGTGGTTTTTCGCGCGGGGTGTATTCTTTTGCATTTTTGATTGCTTCCAGAACTAGATCAAGATGACCGTTAAGGATAGCTTCATCCGGGTCTTTGTAATTGAAATTATCGGGAAGGACTGTTGTTTTGATTTTGCCTGTAAAGCCTTCTGCAATGAGTTTTTCCGGCAGCGTTTCTTTGATGCCGTCGTTTGGATCCGGCGGGATAAGGCCGAACATTTTCTGACTCTGGAAAGGCGGCTTGTGTTCTGCCGGGTCTTTGTCCGCAAAAAAGATAACTTCTGAAACGTTTGCCGGAATCAAGAGTTTCCGGATTTTTGGCTTTGAAAAATTATTAAGGCCACCGATGGAAAAAATATTGTTGATGCTACAAGCCCTGCAGACTAGGGCATCCATTTCGCCCTCTACCAGAATTATTGACTTTCCTTCGTATTGAGAAAGCTCGTTTGCAAAAAGGAAAGGAACGCTGCGCGGGTTTGATTTGTTGCTCTTTTCTTTTTTTGCTTCTTTGTCATACGCGTAATAAAAGAGCTTATAGCCGTTAGGTGTTAAGGTTACAACACCATCTGACCACCAGGCAAGTTTGCGAGGTTCTTGTTTAAATTGTTCATAGTGGCTGTTGTTCCAGGAATAACAGAGGTCGCGAGTGAGGTCTACATAGATTTGACCTTCCTTGCCAATGGTAGGAAATTGACTGATAGAAGGGTAGTCTTCTACTTTGCCGTTTTCTTTCTTGTAGGCAACTCCAGCCGCCAGCAAAAGCTGTGAGCCGAGGGCGTTGAGGGCGGCGTTCTTTCCGGGAAACCAATAAAAGTATGTTACAAGTTTTTCGAGAATTTCGGGCGGGTATTGTTTTATTTTTCCGCCTGTTGAAACTGTGGCACGTTTTGAAAACCAGCTTTTTACATACTCCTGGGAATGGGGAAAGGCTTTGAGCCATTCGGTGAATTTCTGCAAAGCTTCTGGATTTGGAATAAAATCTTTTTTTTCGCTTTCCTTAACAGGAGCTTTTTCGATGGGCTTGAGAGTTGAAGCTTCGCCGTTTCCAAAAATGCGGTCGATTTCTTCAAATTGTTTTGCCCTGTCTGTTTCGCCGGTGAGAATTTCCACTGCATCATAAACGTCGCCTGAGCATTTGTCTCCACATACATAGCAGTGGAAAAGTGTCTCGTTTACGCTGCAGGATGGATTCTTGTCTTCATGCTGAGGGTGAAAGCAGCGGATGAGTCCTGGGTGTGATATGTCTACGCCCATGTGCTGAAGGTAAGGTATGAGGCAGGATTTGTATTTTTCGAACGGTAATTCTTTTTTTTCAAAATGTTGCATTGTCTACAACTGGAGCTTTTAGCCCCCCCCCTATAAACTTATTGACTTCCGGCAGAAACTATAGTACCGCCAAAGGCTTTCTTGACTATGTGCACCTGCACTGGCAGCTCTTCGCCTTTCTGCCAGTCTTGCGTAATCTTTGCAAGCTCTTGCGGGCTATATTTTGTGCCGTCTTCGCAAAATAGCCAGCCGGAGTTCTCGTCAAAGGCTACACGCTGATTAAGTGACTGGCTCTGAATGTATGTCCATTTGCCTTTCATTTTGACTTCAGCTCCTCATTGAATTCATTGTCAAATGCCCGGAATATGAGCCTGTTATTTTCCGGTTCATAAATTACACTTTGAATTGTTGCGGTGTGGTTGCCGGCTTGAATGCAGATTTGTGTATCTAATGCCATTTTTTTCATGTAGAACGGCAGGCGGCCTAAAATTGAACGCATTGCATTAGGATCTGATGGTCTCAAATACCAATTGAAGGGCAGTATGGATCCTTTAGCAGCTTTTACATTGTTAGATTCCTCGTGAGCTTGTTGTGGTTCTGTGTTTGTTTTGGGTATTGGATTATGGTCTACCTGGTGAACTGCTACTGCATCATCTGGAATTGCATAAATCCACCAATGAGAATTTATCTCATCTGAATCAATGAGAAAATCTTCAATCGTAGTTTTTTCGGCAACATTGTGTCCTTTTCCATCCCTTTCGTCAGTCCACCAGTAGCAATCTAACTGTGTATGATTTCCATTGAAAGATGTTACCTGAGCAACGATGTATTTTTTATTTTTTACAACCTCAACTGGCAAAATAAAATTTCTACCCATCCATAAATCAGCAAAATGTAAACGTTCGCCGATTTTGTCAATTTCAGTGCCAGGGCTAAAGCGTTGCTCTTTCCTTTCTCTTTCTTCGTCGATTTCATTCTCGTTTTCAAAATCTACATCATCATAAAATTCTTCTTCGCTCATTTCAGAAGGTGAAATCATGCTTTCTTCATCATTTTTGAATCTTAAAACTGTTGAAGGAATCGGTTTTGTTTCTGGTGAAATATCATAAATCCAATCATATGAATCATTTCCATCAACAAATTGCTGACTAACAGATGCGCCATCATTAACCGAGAAATTTGTTCCATCTGCAAAATAAGCATGATCTTTATTAACTTGAACGATTTGACAAAGTTTGTATACAATCAAGGATTCTGTGCTTTCGTTAAGAATAAAAAACTTACCAGGTAATAAATCCTTAAAAAATAATCTTTTACCAACTTTATCAACTTCAACTCCTAAATATAATCCATTTGGTAAGTTTTCATTAGTTGTACTCACGTGAGTAGTTGCCGGATTCTTTTCTTCCTGCATCATTCTTGTTGCTGCTCTGTAAGTTCCGCCTTCTGCAATCAGCTGAGTTAAGCAAGATTCTAGTTTTTCTTCTGGAATGGATCTGAGCTGTGAAAGTGTCTTTGTTGTGATTTCTTCTGTGTTTAATCCTGCTGCGTCTGCGATTTTCCTGATTTTTGCTCCTGCTACAATGTCGCTGACCCACTGTATTGGCTTTGAAAGCTTGTCGGCAATTTGGGTCTGTGTGAGGCCTTCTTCCAGGGCTTTGGCGACTGCGTTTTCTTTTTCGCGTGGTGTAAGGTCGGTGCGCTGGATATTCTCAATCATCTGCAGGGCCCATTTGTCGCCGGTTCTTATGCAGCATTCAATAAGAGAAAAATCGTCGCCATGTTCACAGAGCCACTGATGGGCCCGGATTCGTCGTCCGCCTGCAATGACTTCATAGGTTTTATTTCCGTCTGCGTCTGTCTCTGGCGGTCTGACTGTTATGGGATTCATAAGGCCGTTCTGTCTGATTGAGTTTGCAAGCTCTTCAATTTCGGCCTCGTCAAAGTTCATTCGTACATTGTCTGTAATTTTTAGACATGACAATGGAATCTTAATATGATTTGTGTTGTTTGTTGGTAATTTCATTTGTTTGCGCTCCTTTTAGTTTTTATCTTCTTTATTGAGAATGTTTGAAATTTCTATTGCAATCTCTTTGATAGCGTCTGCTTCAGAGGTATTTTCTTTTTCTGCAATAAAAATAATTGCATTCAGCAGGTTTGTAATTTTTTCATTCATTTTGTTTGTGGCTCCTTATTATTATGTTCCCTAGCAATTCTCATTGCTTCTTTATTTTCGGGGTCGTTTACAACCGCCAATGCGTTATAAACTGTTTTACAGTTAGGACAGGTAATTGTTTCCATAGGTTTCATTTCTAAATCCCATTTGTAATTGCATTTTTCACAAACTGCTCTTACTGTCATTTTGCCACCTCACATTTTCCAAGGGTTACAGCTTTGACGAATGGGAGAAGTCTTTCTTCAAGATCTGAGCGGATGTGATAATCAGGGTTGCTCATAAGTCGCTTGAGGCTGTTCATTTTTGGTACAGGGTAGGGCAGAAAAAAATCTGCGAAGTTTTCTTTGTATCTTTCCAGAATGTTGTCTGGATCAGATGCTGCGTTGTAGCTATTGCAAACAACTGTCACGTCAGAATCTAAGCAACAGTCAGAAAGCTTCTGGATATAGTTGGATGTGGCCACAAAGTCAAGCGGGCTGCATTTGCCGACGATGGCGATTGAGTCGCTAGAGAATACCGCGTTACGAGTCTGAGCGTTCCAGGTTCCTGGCGGGTCTATCAGAATGAAATCATACTGATTTTCAAAGCCTAGTTTTTTGATTTGGATTTTTAGCTGCATATCTGTAATGTTTGACAGCATATCCAAGTCGAGATCTGACGGGATGAGGTCGAGCTTGCCGCCATTGTCATCTTCTTTTAAAGTGTAGGGTTTGACTTCTCTACCTGTAAGTAAAAGCTTTGAGTTCTGGTCAAGAAGCACTTTTCCCATGACTTCACTCAGAGAGCAATTTGGATCTAAATCAATCAGCAGGACTTTAAAACCGTGCTGATAGAGCCAGAGGGCTAAAAAGATGTTTAGGGTTGTTTTTCCTGTTCCACCTTTTCCATTTGTGATTGTAATTTTCATTTATTTGCTCCTATATCTTTAGCAGCCGTAAGCAAATTGCTCCGGCTGAAGATTTCATTTAAATTTGCAATTGTATTTGTTAACAATTCGTGATAGTCAGATTGTGATTCCTGGCAATTTTGCAGCTTGATTTCCAGAAGAGAGATGACGGTAAAGAAGAGCTTTGCTTCGTCTTTATATGGAGATGTTAGAACTGTGACTGAATGCTTTTTGTATTTGAATGAAGTTGTCTCAGCGTTTAAAACAGCTTTCATAAATGTTGAGCTGCTGAATTCATTTTCTATTGCAGCTTCTGAAAGCGAAGAATAGTAATTGCCGTCAACGATGACGGGAGTTTTTTTCAGTCCCATAATACTCCTGAAAAAAAACTCTAAACTATATTTCCTGTTATTAATTAGTAGACAGAATATACAGTATAGAGATTTTTTATTTGTTTTGTTTTTTTCCCTCAGTAGGGTAATGCAGTTCTCTCAAGATTAATTCTCTTGTGAACTTGCTGAAGTTCGTAAATGCTGGAAGATGTTCCTGAATGTAGTCCCATTCTTCTTGTCTGAAAGAAACTGAAAGAAGTTTCCGCTGATATTTGCTTTCGTTCATGGTTTTTATTGTATGACAAAACGCCATAAAGTCAAGTCTATTTTAAACATTTTTATAAAAAAGTTTAAAAGCAGTATTAAAGTTTAAAAAAATCTGGAGACAAAATATATTTTTTTTGATTTTTTTTTAATTTTGCGAAATTCTATATTTTTACGGTCTCTTTTTTATCTAATTTATTATATTATAATAAATTAGATATTAACATTGTAACGTAATTTTGTGTTACAAAGGTTTGTTTTATACAGAAAAAAAAATTTTTAACAAAAATTTGATAAAAAAAACAGAAAAAAAATTTTTTTTCTGTACAAAATAAATGATTTGTAACGCAATTTTGCGTTACAAAGTTATGAAAAAAAATTTGGATATATTTATTTTTTTTACAGAATCAGGTGCAAAAGGTACTGCCAGAGGGGTATACGGTTGTGCAATTATTCGGCGGCGGGTGCCCTTTGTTAGGTATAAGTCAAGTTTAACGGATAGTTTAAAAATGTTTAAAATGACATAATAAAAGACATAGTAAAATACAAAATTTATGCCATAATATTTGATATGGAAGTTACTGCCTCTGATTTTGCGCGGATGTGCGGACTTTCACCGATGGCTGTCTCTAAGCGGATTGCCAACGGTACACTGATTCGCAATGCTGCGCGTCGAATTGATACTGATAATCCAGTGAATCGCGCTTTCCTGGAGAGCAAGCAGAACAAGCTCAAAATGAAGCTGCAAATGAAGCAGCTGGAAGCCGGAATAAAACAAGCTGCTTCCCCTTCCAGGAACTCTGGAAAATTTGACGAGCTTTGTAACGCAATTTTTACGGATGCGGCCAACGGCCGCGAAAAACAAGCACAAAATGACAACGGCTCTCAAACTATGGCAGGAATGCAGAAAGCTCCGGGGGCTGTGGCCCAGGGAATTACTGTGGAAAGCGGTTCTGCTAAAGATATTATGAACTGCACTATGGGTGAGCTGTTGCGCCGGTTCAATTCGATTGATAACATTGAAAGATTCTCGAAGATTATTCGGGATTTGTCCGCTGCTGAGGAACGCGAGCAGAAGCTGCAGGAAAGGCGGCTTGTACAGGTACCAAAAGATTTTGTCGTCCAGCGTGTATTTGGCTACATGGATCAGCTGATGGAGCAGCTGTTGGATGTGCCTGAAGCGGTGTGTGATCAGGTGATTGCTGTGTCTTTGGCTAATAGTCAGGACAAGCGCGAAAGTGTAATGAATATTCTTAACGATAATTTGACCCGCTGTATTTCGGGTGCAAAGAGTCATATTGTGAATGAGCTTACTGCTCTTAGAAGCAAGTTCGATAAACAGGAAAATGAAAACATCCGGCTGAGAGAAGAATTTGCTGAAATGGATGTGATTTAGGGGGAATGAGATGGTAAAAGCTGATAATAGTGTAATAGACAATATAATCAAAGAAATTGAGGAAATTAAAAAAGAATTTAAGGGTAATAAGATTAACCCTTATTGTGTTCTTGCTTTTAACTATGCCGGTGTGATGGAGCGACGCGGCTATCCAACTATTGAGTTGACTATTGCTGTTTGTAAAGATTACTGGACTAACAAGGGAATTTGTGCGGTTGAAGCTTTCCATCTGGATGATGAAGGAAAGATTGTTGTTGATTACCATGCTTTGAGGAATTTCTAACTAGGGACTAAAATGACGACCTACGAATTAGAGATGAAGTTCCAGTTGAATCATGGAAATGGGTATGTAGAAGAGAATAAAGCTCATTTTTGTGCTACAAACTTTTTAAGTCTGTTTAAAAAGTTTGACAAGCTTGTTAATCAATATTCGCCTGATTGGTTCATAACTGTTTGGTTTTTCAAAATTGAAAATCTGCGCGTATACAAAGTTAAGGAATCTGAAATTGTTGTAAACAATGAAGATGACAGGCGTATGATTTCTTACTTTACGACTACAGGGCAGGCTCCATTTGATGCTTAGGGGTGAAAATGGAAGCGGCCCTAAAAATCAGTGATTTAGATTTTCTCATTGAGCGGTTTTCGCTGTTGCCTGAGAAGCGTGAATATGAGCTTCCGAGTGATTACATCCAGCGGGTGCGCTATCTTGATAAGAGTCTTTCGCCTTTTCCTGGCAAATTCAGTTATGACAGATTCCCGTATTTTAAGGAAATTGTTGACAAGCTCTCTCCGGCTGATCCAACTAAATATGTTTTTGTGATGAAGGGGAATCAGTGCGGATATACGACCGGAGTTCTTGAGCCTGGTATGATGTATCATATTGGCTCTGATCCTGAAGAGCAGGCTCTTTTCTTGCCGGATGAAACTATGGCCCGGGATTATGCGAAAACGAAGCTTGAATCTTGTATAGACAATAGCGGCCTTCGCCCTTTGATTGCCAGCCAGTCCAGGAAGGCAAACGGATCAAAAGACACGGGAGACACTACGCTGCACAAGCAATATCCGGGCGGGTCGCTGAAGGTGTTTGGCGGTAAGTCTGGCTCTAAATTCAGAAACTTTTCTTTTAAGGTTATTTATGTGGATGAAGCTGATGCCTTTACTTCGCTTATCAAGGGCGAGGGTGATGTCTTCACATTGATGAAGGGCCGTCAGGATGCTTTTGCTAATCATTCTAAATTGATAATCGGCTCTACTCCTAAGAATGAGGGCAGCTCTCAGATTCAGAATCTTTTTTTACAGGGGACTCAGAAATATTTTTATGTGCCGTGCAAGCACTGCGGCCAAATGCAGAAACTTGAATGGGCCATCTGGGACGAGCACGATAAGAGCAAACAGATTGGCGGCATTGTGTGGGAGAATGACGAGAACTTCAGGCCTAAGCTTGAAACCGTTGGCTATAAGTGTCCTTACTGCGGCGGCGTGATGAAGAACTATGATAAGGCTGAAATAATCCAGAGGGGTGAATGGCGGGCAAGTGTCGAGCGGCCAGAAATGGCTGATGCGGAAAGTTATCACATTACAGCTTTATACAATCCGCCTGGAATGTATTCCTGGGAAGACTATGTAGCTGAATGGGCTACGGTTTGGGATTTAAAAACAAATCGCGTTAAAGATGTTGAAAAATATCGCGTATTCAGAAACTTAAAGCAGGGGCTGCCGTTCAGAGAGCAGCATGAGACTATCACTTATGAGAGGGCTTTGCGCTATCGTCGTTTTGGCTTTGCGCGTGGTGTTGTGCCTAACAGAATGGCTTTGCGTGATACAGGTTCAATCGTGCTCATTCTGATTGTCAGTGTGGACGTTCAGAAGGACGGGCTTTATGTTGACATTGTGGGCTATGCTGAGCGCGGGTGTAATTTTTCTGTTGATTTTAGATGGATTGAGGGAAGCGTGGAGCAGTTCGGCGGCCCTTGGGATGAGCTTTCTAAACTGATTCAGAGTGACTTTGTTGATGAGGATGGCAGGCGGTACCGGCCTATGATTACTCTTGTGGACTCTGGACATTACACGTCATGGGTCTATGCTTTCTGCAGTCAGTTCAGCTTTGGCGTTTATGCCTGCAAGGGTCAGGACTGGATCAAGGACGGCGCGCCTTATCAGCTTTTTTCTCCTGGAACATTGAAGCAGATTGGCCTTCCTTTGGCCTATCATATTAACACTGGGCTTATTAAGGACAGAATCTCCAGCGAAATGAATCGCCTATTCTGGAATGACGGGCAACTGCAGCCCGCCTGGTATCCAAACTTTCCGGAAGACTTTGGCGATGATTATTTTAAAATGTATGAGGCTGAGGAAAAAATCGACATTATCGACAAAGCAACAAGGAAGTATGTGAAAACTATATGGCGTCAAAAGTTTGGTGCTGACAATCATGCTTTTGATACGCGCGTATACAATAAGGGAGCTCTGGAGATATTCGCCGATGATATTTGCCGCCAGGAATTGCGCTGTGGTGCGCTGGACTGGAATGCCTTCTGGCGGTATGCAAAAGATTTTAAGGCGTTCTATCGTGACGCGGATTAAAACAAAGCTTCGCCTGTGTCTTTGTCGATGAAACTTATCTGAAGGCGGGCATTGAGGGCGGCGGCAAACTCTTCGAGCTCTGAAACGCGGAAATTATTTGAGCGCATTTTGTTCGTGAGATTTTGCTGGGTCTGGTTTGTCCTTTCGGCCAGGTCTTTCAACTGAATATTTTTCTGCAAAAGGCAGATTTTTATATTTTTTGCTATATCCATAATCACAATTTACACTATTTAATTAAAAATTACAAGAAAAAATAAAAAAAAATAAAAAAAAATGTAAAAATACATTGACAAATTACATTTTTTGATGTATTATTAAATTATCAAATGAAACGAAAGAGAAAACTAACTTATTAAGCACTTTGGAGGTGTTATATGTCTAAATCTACTGCAATTTCTAAAATCAATGTTCTTTTCGGCCGTATCTGGCACGAAGATTTTCGTGACATGGTTGGCAAAACAGTTAGCGACTTGATCGCTGAACTTGATGCCTTTGAAACTTGGTGTGTTGAAGATGCCAAGCTTCTTACTTGGGCAGAAGTTGAAGCTGCCGAAGTAGCTTAATTAACTTCCGGGCTATGGCCCGGATAAAACAGGAGTAAGAAAATGAAAAGATACGATTATGTTGAGAAGGTTCTTATATCTGCGGTTCTTTGTGATGCTGCTACGGAAATCAGTCTGGGAAATATACGGGGGACTATGATCTGCTGGCTGCTGGCTTTGAATCTGGGGGAAAATAAAAAAGAGCTTACCGGGAAGGGCAAGCTCCGCAAACAAATGAAATTTCAGCTGAGTAAAATTTCTGAGAATGATTTTATATTCAGGTAAGGGAAAAGTCAAGCGTAGTTTTGGGGCTACGCTTTTTTATTTTATGGCAAAAAAAATATTATTTTTTTGAAAAACACTTGACAGTTTTCAAAAATTATTGTATATTATAAACATAGGGTGAGAGCCAAGGAGATAAATATGATTGAAGTAACAGGATTAGACAGAATTGAAAGAATGGCAAATGCACAGAGAAAAATTAAAGAATTAAACAAGAACCATTTTGACAGATTGGTTGCCCAGTATGTAGCTGCCGGAGTTGAGAAAGAAGTTGCTAAGGTTATGGCAAAAACAATGATTGATTACAAAATTGCATAAAATAAAAAACGCGCCGGGCGGTTCCCGGCAAGGAGATAAGTATGACAAGATCAGAAGAATTAAAGGCAATCATGGAGTCCGTAATCAATGGTCATTATACACAAGATGATTTTGACTTGTTCAAAGCTGAATATGGCTGGGTAGACTGGATGAATGATTACACAGACGCAGCAGAAGATGAAGAAATTTCTGAAACAGAATCAAGAGAAATAGATGCACTTCTTGAAGAAGGCTTCAAAATGGCATTTGATGCTGGTTGGCGTCAGATATACTGTTTATAATGATTATGCGGAAGTTCCTCGCTTGTTACAATTTTGTGAACGTTCACTACTGACTACTCGCGTGAGTAGTCAGTAGGTTGTGGAAAGGAGAAATGAATGACTAAAGAACTGAAGAAAAAACTGCATGACATCTCACAGAAATTCTATTCATGGCTTGAAAAAATGACTGTTGATAATTGGAGAGAGCCTGTAGAAGACCCTGTAGACACATTCTGCAATTATGATGATGAGGCAGGAGCAGAACTCGCTAGAATCTACTCTGAATATGAGAATGACGAGGAGACAACTGCCGAGATTGACAGGTATATGAATCAAGTTGTGGAAGCCGTCAACAATGGAACTGTTGTTGAACATAGAGGCGGGGCCAGGGTGAACGCTGGGCGTAAAACCAAGCCGGAAAATGAGAGAAGGCAGCAGCTGGCTATAAGCTGCACTTTTGAGCAGAAGGCGGCAATTGTAGCGGCGGCTGAAAAAGAGGGTATCACAACGGCGGCTTATGTTTTGCGGGCCTGTGGGGTTGAAAAACTGTAGAAAATAGGACTGGAGGAATACTAGGTATGTTTGAGAACGAAGCAGAATTTTATGCAAGAGAAAAGTATAGTCCAAAGACTGATAGTTTTATTGTTGCTGTAGCAGATGATGCTTTCAAAGACGGTGCAACCTTTGGTTATAACAAGGCTAATGAATGGCATTATGTAAAAGACGGACTACCCCCAAAAGACGGTTTTTTTCTTGTTGCATTTCACAACATAGGATGTGATGCTGTAGATGTTGGTCAATTTCTTCAAGCCGAATGGTGGCATATGGATGAAGAAATAAGAGTATTCATAAATAAAAATATTTATGCTTGGAAAGAACTCCCGAATCCGCCAAAGGAGATTTTATAAATGACAAGAAGCGAGTATGAGCGTGCTTGTTATCATATTGGTATAAAACCAATAGATATACCAGATGAAATATTGGATGAAATAACAGAACAACAATTGACAAGCTTGTTTTACAATCCAGATGATATTACAAGATTACTAAATAAAGAAAAACTAAATAAGAAAATTTATTTTTTTTTGAAAAACGCTTGACAGTTTTCAAAATTAGTTGTATATTAGAATCATAGAGCAGCGGAAAAGCTGCAAGGAGCAAATTATGAAGATGAAATATGGAATTCAATCAATGGATAGTGGATGTGATTATACCGAGGTTAGTACTTTAGAAGAGTGCAAAAAATGGGTTCTTTCAAATCTTTATGAACTTGAAAGAGATAATGCAAGATATATTCAGATTGTAAATGTTGAAAATCCTGATGAAATCATTTTTTATGACAATGTTGAATGGCATGACGGTGTTTCAAACTTAAAACAGATTGCAGAAAAAATAAAATAAAAACAACGCTCATCCCCCGCGGGTGGGCTTTTTTTTGTGTTAACTACTCACGCGAGTAGTTAGAGTTTATCCATTTCCTGCTGATAGAATTGTGGGGTGAGTTTTTCGGCGTATTCTGAGGCGGGTTTGAGCCATTCTTTTTGAGGGGTGTAGGTGGTTTTGTGTTTGAGGTTTAGGATTTGCTGGGCGGTAAATTTGACCTTGGGAATGGAGCCTTTTGTTTTTCGGAATTTTGAAATTCTGAAAAATGAGTCGCCTATGCGCATGAATTTTGTATGTTTGGCGGCATAGTAGGCGGTGGCTACTAGGCGGGCGCGTCTGGAGCCGTTGCGGTTTGACCAGCGGGCGGTGTTTTTTATTACGTTTGCGTAGGTGTATCGCTTTTGTAATTTGTTTGCATTTGATCCGCCGCGGGCCCTGGTGTTTGGGATTATGAGATTTGCTCCTGTATCTGTCTTTTTGATGCCGCCTGTTTCCTGGCGTGCCATGTAGCCAGCGGGGTCTAAAGCTCCTGTGTAGGCTTTGATGTTTTTGAGGTTTGTGTTTTTCCGGGCGGGTGTTGTAAAAATCTGGCGGGTTGTGAAAGTATTCCTAAGAGTAAAATTCTTTTCGATGTTTGAGATTGCATTTTTGCGGGCTGTGTAGGCGGTTTTTGTGACGGCTGCGGCTGCGGCTGTGGCCATTTTGTTTTTAACATCTTTCATTGCTTTTTTGTAGGCGTTCACACCTTTTAAAATTATTGTCTTTCCCATAGGCTTTATTTTTTGGCAATCGGGAAAAAAAATCAAGATTTATTTTTTAAAAACGGCATTTTTTTTGAGAAAAAATTCAAAAAGACATAATAAAAAACATAAACAAATTGAAAAATTGACCTTAAAATCATAGCATAATGGTCGAACTTTTAATTAACAAAGTTATTGGGGAAGACTGGTGGGAGCAGTATACAGGAGTGCAGGAAGAAATTTCTGCTAACTATGTACGTGATCAGCTGAAGGCTTTTCCGGAAAATGAAAAAGAATTACGCATTGTAATTGATTCGCCCGGCGGTGATGTATTCGAAGGCGTGACTATTTTTAATGTCATCCGCGATTTTGCGCGCAATAATCCTTCCGTCAAAATTACAACTTACATTCAGGGTATGGCTGCAAGCATGGCCTCGGCTATTGCGCTTGCGGCTAATGCTGTCAGTGACTCTAACAAGGTGATTGCTGAAGATAACTCTATCTTCATGATTCATGATGCCTGGGGCTTTGTTGTGGGTAATGAAAATGACATGAGGGAAGCGGCAGAGTATTTCGCAATGATTGACTCTATGCTGAGCTCTATCTATATGCGCAAGACCGGCAAGAGTGAAGATGATATTCGCTCTATGATGGACGCTGAGACCTGGCTGTGGGGTAAGAACATTCTTGAGGCGGGCTTTGTTGATGAGATTATTGGCAGTGAAAATAATGCTGATGCGTCTGCAAACGTGAATGATTCTTTGATTTCGGCAAGGGCTGAATTTAAAAAGAGTCGTGAGCTTGTGAACTCTATGAACTTGAAGCGGGGCGGTGAGGCACTGAAGCGTGACTGGGCCGCTGCTGCTGTTGCTATAGGATTTAAGGGCGGTGAGCCGTCCAAGGCAGAAGCTTTGGCTTCTGTGGAAAATAAAAAGGGGGGCTGTATGAAGATTACGGCTGAAGAACTTAAACGGGATAATCCTGATGTATATTCTCAGGTGTTCCAGGACGGCGAAGCTGCGGGCGTGAAAAAAGAACAGGCTCGTGTTAATCGTCTTTTAACATTGGGTCAGAAGGCAGGGGCTAATGATTATGCTCTTGAATGTATCAAGTCTAATGCTGAGCCATCTGACGAAAAGGTAATTGATGCCTTTATGGAAAAGGGAGCTGCTGCTAAGGCTCTTGCTGCTCAGGCTCAGGATCAGAATGTGCCGGATGTGAATCCGCCTAAAGATTACACAAATGCTGACAAAAAGGCTATGAATGAGGCCTTTGAAATGTCTTTCAACGGAGGCTATGACGATGGGGACAATTAACGGAAATTATGAAACCAACAGAATAGAGCCTAAGACTCTGCTCTTGGGTGGAAATGAATTTGAGACTGGCGTGCTCAATGTTGCAGCTGCTGGAGAAGGTGAGACTATATCGATTGCTGACGGGGCTTTGCTTACTCGTGCAGAAAGTGGCAAATATACCGTAGCTGATGATCCTGCTGCTGGGGATGCCCTTTTTGTTCTTGTTGATCATGTTATCACTCCAATTACTGCTGCAGGTGACTATCCTGTAAGGGTTTGTGTTAAGGGTGATGTTAATCGCAATCTTGTGACTATTGGCGGGGATGCTTTGACAGATGCTCAGGTTGATTTGCTGCGTCAGAATGGCATCTGGGCCCGTGATGTTCACGAAGTTATCTAAGGAAAAAGGAGACGAAAATGCCAGAATGGTTGAAAAAAGTTCTTCAGAAATTTACTGACGGACGCCGAGCTGTTGAGCGCGGTTTTTTTGCTTTGTGGTTTAAGACCACTGATGAAGATTACACAAATGCTGAGTATGTTGAAATTGACGTAGAGCGCACAACAGACACTGTTGCGCCAACTTTGCGCGATGGCCGTACCGGCTCTGTAATTGTGAAAAGCGACAGCTGGAAGGAAAACAAATTCCGTCCACCTTTAACTGCTCTTGAAGATCCGATTGATTTGTATGGCCTTATGCGCCGCCAGCCTGGTGAGAGCGATGATGCCCGCACTATCGGCGACTGGTTCGGACGTCTTGCAAGTAAGATTGTGGATGCTTTGAGCCGCTTCCATCGCATGATTGGTTTGCAGGTTGATCTCCAGTGTGCTCAGATTATGCAGACTGGTGCTGTTGAGCTTCGCGATGACAAAGACGGTATTTCTTACACTTTGAATTTTGGTGCAGCTCAGACTCACTTCCCAACTGTTGCTGTTGATTGGAGCAACACTGCAAATGCAACGCCTATTGAAGATGTTACAGCTCTTGCTGATAAGATTGCGGATGATGGTCAGGTGGCTCCAGCTTACCTGATTCTCGGAGCTGAGGCTTACCGAAATCTTTTGAAAAATACTGAGTTCCAGAATCTTGTTAGAAAGGACGGGCTGGGACTTGGTGAGCTTACTCCTACAAGCCTTCGCTCTCGCGGTGGTAAGTATCACGGATATGCAGAATTTGGCAGCCACACTCTCGAAATCTGGACTTATGGCGGAAGCTATAAGCGCGTTGGTTCTAATAGCAGCTTCAAGTATCTTGATGACAATGCTGCTATCGTTATAGCACGTCCTGAAGATGTGGACTTCCGCACTGTATACGGTGGCGTTCCTTCTCTTGGCATGAAAGAGCCATTCAATGAGATTGTTCCTTCAACTGTTACTTACAGCGGAGACAGAGGAACTGAGGGCACTGGATTTATCCGCGTTCATAACAGGGTTTATGAAGACAAGAAGGGTGATACTTACACAGCTGAGTGTAAGGCTAGACCGCTTTCTATTCCAGTTTCAATTGACCGCTTTGGCTGTCTTAAGACAAAAAGGTAATAGGAGTTGAAAAATGGCAAAAGAAGAAATTTTTAAGGTTGCTCCTGGTGTTTCGATCGTAAGCAAGGGAATTATCCTTGATGAAGGTGAAAAAGTTACAGTTGAAAACTTTGCAAATGAAAAAGTTTTTGAAAGCTTGAAGAAATCAAAACAGGTTGTTACTGAAGCAGAATTTCTGGAATTGCAGAAAGAGCTTCTGAATTCTGATTCGGACTCAAAAAAGAAAGATGCTAAATCTGGAAAGGCTGGCAAGCAGTCTGGAAAAGCTGGCAAGCAGTCTGATGATGCCGGTGCAGATGATTCTGGTGATGATTCTGGAGACGCTGGCTCTGATGGTCAGGATGCAGGTGCAGGGGCGTAAGCTTTGAATCTGCGCGAGCTTGCCCGCCGGGATGCAGCGGTGACGATTGAGGGGAGTCAGGCAGGAAATGTCTTAGCGACGTTGACTAGCCTTGACGGCAGGGACTGGCGGGATGTGCCTATGATTCTTTCGGATATTGGCTATAGCTTTGACACCGAGGGAAATAAGGTTGCCGGCCGGACTTGCTGGGCCACTTATGTTGCTGCAAGGGTTGCGGATGAAGGAAAGATTCTTTATCCGCGTAGGGGCTGGCGGTTAAGCTGGGTTGACTTGGACGGAAAGACACAAGAGATGTTTGTGTCTTTCTGCGAGCCGGACAGGACGGTCGGGTGGAACCGCCTCTTTATGGTGGCGAGCCTAAAAGATGCGGGGGATGAGGATGCCGGAGATAATTGAGCCTGCTTGCACAACATTGCAAAGTGAGCCGGACAATATTGAAATTATCCGGGATCAGATTGCGGCTTTGCTTGCGGTGGATTTTGCACATCAGGCTGAGCTTGCGGCTGCGGCTGGAGTTAAATCTAAGCGAGATTATGACGTGGCTGTTTATGTGGAAAATGAAAATCCGCTGCAGTACGTGGATAATGAAGAGCCGGAAAGTAATCCTTTTCCCTGTGTGAATGTGAGTATTGAGTCTTCTGACGGCCAGAGGGGAACGGGAAGCGTTAACAATCAGAATATGGTTGCGACTGTGTATCTGGATGTTTATGCGACTGGGAACACTGGAAGCGCGGAAGATTTTGGCACGAGGGCCGGGCTGAAAGCCTGGAAAACTGCAAGGCTTTGCCGCCGGATTCTTAGGGCCGAGAAAAATACTTTTTTCCGGCTCAGGGGAATTGTGGGGAATGTGGGCTGGAAGTTCCAGGCTTTTGAGCCGGATAATAGTCAGAGTGCAATTCGGGTGCGGATTGTGCGGATTACTTTAACTGTGCCTTATGTTGAAGACGTCGAGATTAACGAAGGTTTTCTTGACTGGGAAATTAACGGAATTATTACTGACGAGAATGGAAAAATTCTTGTTGGTTCTGAATAAGGAGAAAAAGGACTTATGGGTGTTAGCGCAAGTGCAGTAAGCCGGGTAACCGGCGTTGAAGTTACTCCTAAGAACTTTAATAAGGGGAATGCAAGTATGCTTCCTCAGAGGCTTGTAATTGTAGGTCAGGGCAATGATGACGCAATCTACAGCCTTGATAAATATGAATGTGACGGCAGTGCCGCAAGTGTGGCCGAAAGATACGGTTATGGAAGCCCGCTGCATCTTGCAGCTAAGCAGCTGTTTCCGACAGCTGGAAGCATGGCGACTTTTCCTGTCACTATTTTGCCGGTAAAAGCTGGCGAAAATTTTATAGCTGCAAAGGGCTCTCTCACTTTGACTGGTGAGGCTGCTAGTGCAGCGTCGCGCATTACTATCACTGTGGGCGGTCTTGATATTCTTGTGACTGTTGCAAAAGGTGAAGAACTTTCTGCAATCAATCAGGAAATTGTTCGCGTTATTAACGCTGAAAGTGACCGCTGTGTGACTGCTTCGCTTGTGCCTGGCAGCGAGGATAATCCTGATGTAATAGAGCTGACTGCAAGATGGAGCGGCTCACTTGGCAATAGAATTGGTCTTTCTATTGCTGGTGATATTCCTGGAATTGCAATAACTGTGGCTCCATTCGTTGATGGTTCTGGCGTGCCTGCTGTAGATGAAGCTCTTGCTAAGATTGGAGAAATCTGGGAAACATTCATTCTTGATACATTTGACTACAGAGACGGGGAGAATCCTTCGGCTCTGCTTGATGTGTATGAGGAATGGGGTGAAGGTGCCTGGGATGTTCTGGCCAAGCGTGGAGCTCTTGTTGCTCATGGTTGTACGGATGATTATGCAACACGAACTGCAATTACTGATGCGCGTCCAACTGACAGAATCAATTTCCTTATTGAAAGTGTGGGAGCTCCTGAGCTTCCTTTTGTCGTTGGGGCCAGAGGTTTGTTGGACATTCTGACAACTGCTGACAAAAATCCGGCTCAGAATTACAAGGGAACTTTGAAGGGAATTAAGCGCGGTAGTGATGCCGCTCAGGAAAGTTACGTTGTAAGAAATCAGGCTGTGATGAAGGGGGCTTCTACAAGTATTCCTAACGGCAGCGTTGCAGAGCTGAATGATGTTGTGACTTTCTATCATCCTACAAGTGCAGGCAAATATCCTGCATGGCGTTATGTTGTTGATGCTGTGAAGCTTATGAATATTGTCTACAACCTTCGTCTTATTACAGAGAGCGATGAGGTAAAGGGTGCGCCTCTTGTTCCTAATGGACAGGTGACAACGAATCCTGCAGCTGTGCAGCCTAACGATTTTAAGACCTGGTTTGCAAACCTTGCGGTATCGCTTGGCGAAGCTGCTTTGATTAGTGATGTTGAATTCACAATCGAAAATCTTGAAGTAAAGATTGATAGTGAGAATTCAAAGAGAATAAACTATATCTTCCCTGTGAAGGTAAGCGGCAACGTGGAAGTAATTTCCGGCGATGTTTATTTTGGTCAGTATCTGGGCTAGGGGGTAGAATATGTCGAAAGCAGGCGGAGCTTTAGAAAGTATCGTTATAAACGGCAGGCGTTTTACCTGCGACTCAGAGGATGAGCCAAAATTCAAAATGCCAGGCTTTGAAAATGAAGTGGTTGCCAACTCTGACGGCACTTCGAGAGTTAAGAAAACTCGCGTTGTTGGTACAATCACTGACATCAACATTGTTACCGATGATTCTCGCGGTGACGAGGCATTCATAGAAGAGGCTGCGGCAAATCTTGATTTTGTTCCAATCAGTGCAACAAAAATTGACGGCACTCTCATTAGTGGCAATATGCAGATTACTGACGAGAAGGTTCTGGATGGTAAGGCTAACACAATGGCTTTGAGCCTTGCCGGTGACTGGAGATATTTATAGTTAAATAGGCGGGGCTGCGGCCCCTGCCTGTATTTTTTTTAAACGGAGCAAACAAATGGAAAAAGAAAACGTGATGACTGAAGATCTGGCAATGAAGGAAATTGAACGCTGGGCAGATGACAAGGACATCGACATCTATGTTACTGACGGGAACGGAAAGAGAATTCTTGATGCTTCTGTTCCAAGGCTTATAAAAGAGATTCAGAGAGGAAGCCTTTATTTAAATGACGACTGCGATTTTGTATATGTAATAAGCAGCAAGAGCCCGGAAGGTTATGCCGGCGAAAAACTTATACTTAAAAATCCAACTGGGGCTGCTTACATGGCTATGGATAAATTCAAAGAACAAGAAGGAGTACATAAAACTTTAGCCGTTGCGTCTGCCATTACCGGGCAGGATATTCGCTGGTTTTCTAACATTGCGAATAATGACTACAAGGTTGTATCAATCATTGTAGGTTTTTTTATCGCGGGCTAAAGGTCGAGATTGCACTGAAGGGGCGGCGGCAGATGGTGAAGGCTATTGTCGGGGTGCCGCTAATGATAAGGGAGATATATCAGAATTATCATTTGCCGATGAGACCGCAAGAGCTTAGCCTGGATGATTTGAAATTCTGGTATGAGCCTTTGATTCCCGGCCTTATTAAGATGCAGAATATTAAGGATTAGAATAATGAGTGATGAAGACGAGTCAGAAGAGTTAAGCAGTAAAAAAGTTGAAAAAATTCTTGAGGGGATTGTTGAAATCAGAAACGATGTAAAACATTTGACTTCGAGAATGGACTCGCGCGTCGAAGAAATTAACAGCCTTACCGGCAGGGTGGAAGCGCTGGAGATTAAGCTTGCTGTGAATGACAATAAGACTGACAAGAACAGTAACTGGTTTGACTACATCTTTAAGGGGGCTCTGATTCTGATTGCCGGTTATGTTGCTTCTAAGGTGGGGCTGAAATAGGGGGCGTTTATGCTTGCTAAGGTTTTATTCTGGATTTGTGCTGCTCTTGCCGTTGGGCTTGGGCTTTGCGTGATTTATGCGAAAAGGCAGAAATCAAATGCGAATAAGTACAAGGCTTTGTATGAAGACAATAACAAGACGATCGAAGAACTTAGAAGAAGCCTGGACGGCAGCAGGAAGGAAGCGGATGTTAAGAGTGAAAACAGGAAAGAAGCTAAAAAGAAGATTGATGAGCTGCATCATGGGGATGCTCTTGATAATGCTCTTAACGGGCTGCATAAGCACGACTGAGGTTGTATATAAGCCTTATATGCCGGACTTGGATTTTCCAATCTACCCGGATCTTGAAGGTGATAAAAGGAATGCTGATGACACTGTGACGGTTCCGGGCGAGTGGATAATCAGGATGAAGGAATTTCATATTTATTATGAAGAGCTTGAAAAAAATTACAACGGCCTAAAAACGTTGTATGAAAAATTATACAAGGAGTGAAAAACTATGAAGAAAAAAACTTTTAACCTGGTTGTGGGAATAACCGGCGGCGTTGCAACTATTGCAAGTGCGGTTGTTACATATCTTTCTCCTGCTTATGCAGTGCAGATTGTTGCAGGAATTGGGATTGCCTCTACTGCTGTGACAGAAATCTGTTCTCTTTTTGTTAAAACGGAAAAATAAATTCTGCAGCTTGCGGCGCATTTACTCTATTTCTCTCCAATGCGCCGGAGCTGTTTTTTTTAGGTGGAAAAATGAAAAATAAAGAATATAGCAAATGGCTGAAACTTCTGATTATTGTGCTGGGTGTGACTGGCAGTGTTTTGTCATGGTTCGGACTTTTGGGGAATGCGACTATTGATGAAATCTGGAAGGTTTGCGGATTTGCTTATGCTATCAGCCTGGGTGTGATGGATTTTAACATCGCAAAAGACAACTGGAGCGAAAAAAAGGGAGAGAAAAAAGAAGAAGCTTGTGAGGTGGAAAAATGATGTCCTTAACAAGCTTTATTCGTACTTATTTGGGAAAAAAGGTTGACTATACTGACAAGGATTTTAAAGGGGATAAGTCTTATCAGTGTGTTGATCTTGCGCGTCAGTATTATCACGATGTATGGGGAAAAGAGCAGTTTCCGGCTCTTGGTGCTGATGGTGGCGCAAGAAAAATTTTTGACAATCCGGGTGATGTGAATGTGACTCCAGACTCTGCTCTTGCGGATTATTCGCGGGGCGATGTTCTGATATGGGATAAAACTAAAACGAATAAATACGGCCATGTTGCAATTCTGGTGTCCGTTTACAACACGAAATATTTTATCGTCCTGGAGCAGGACGGATTTAAACAGAATGGCGTGCAGCTGGCTTTCAGAAGCCGGGAAAACCTGCGCGGTGCGTTGTGGATATGATGTGGAAAAGTTGAATTAGGTGGAGACAGTGCAATGGGAATGCTTCTGGAAGATGTGAATCAAGTTGGAGAAATTAGCGGGGTTGAATTCTGGCGAAATACCTTGAAAAATG